TGGGACTTGGACTAATTCACCTACTAGCTTTGCATATCAATGGAAGAGGGGAGCTACTAACATAGGAACTAATACAAATACTTATACATTAGTTCTTACTGATTCAACTGAAGACATTACTTGCGTAGTAACAGCTACAAATGCAGTAGGCTCAACACCTGCTACAAGTAACACAATTACAGCAGATAATTATACTCCTGTATGTGTATTGGCTCCTGTTATTTCAGGCAGTACATCTGTAGGTAGTTTGCTTACTGTAACTGATAATGGAGATTGGGATAATTCACCTACTAGCTTTTCATATCAATGGAAGAGGGGAGCTACTAACATAGGTACTAATACAAATTCTTACACATTAGTCTTAGCAGATTCAGGCGCTGCAATAACCTGTGTAGTGACAGGCACTAACGCAATAGGCTCAGCTAATGCTACATCTAATATAATCACAGCAGATAATTATACTCCTGTTAATACTGTTGCACCTGTTATTTCAGGTCCTACATCTGTAGGTAGTGTATTGAGTACTACTAATGGAACTTGGACTAATTCACCAAGTTTTTCTTACCAATGGAAACGAGGAGCTACTAACATTGGCACTAACGCATCTACTTACACATTAGTAGTAGCAGATACAAATCAAGCTATAACTTGTGTAGTGACAGGAACTAATCCTGTAGGCTCAGCTAATGCTACATCTAATACAATCACAGTAGACAATCCATTTATCTCTACATTCAGAACAACAGCATCAAGTGAGACAGTTACTTTACCTTATGAAGCAGCAGGAACTTACTCAGGTACTATTAATTGGGGAGATGGTGGAGCAACAAGTGTAAACAGCTATGCTAACAGAGCTCACGTTTATGCAACCGCAGGAGATTATGTGATAACTGTTACAGGAGTTACTACAGGTTTTAGATTTAATAATGGTGGAGATAAGATAAAGATTAGAAGTATTCAAAATTGGGGTACTTTAAAATTTCAAAATAATGGTGCTAATTTTTATGGGTGTACTAACTTAACTTTGACAAGTGTTAATGGAATATTAGACTTGACAGGTATAACTACAATGCAACAAATGTTTAGACAATGTTCATCACTTACAACCGTTAATAATATAAATTCGTGGAATACATCAGCAATTACAGGTATGAGTAATTGTTTTTCTGAAGGTACATTTAATTCTAACATTAGTTCTTGGAATACAGGAGCAGTTGTATCAATGTCAAATATGTTTGCAAATAATGGTGCATTTAACCAAAACATTGGAAGTTGGAATACAGGAGCAGCTACAAATATGTCGTTGATGTTTTATGGTGCTAGTTCATTTAATCAACCTATTGGAAGTTGGAATACAGGAGCAGTTACTAATATGTCTCAAATGTTTGAAAGTAATAGTGGATTTAATCAAAACATTGGAAGTTGGAATGTAGCAAATGTTACAAATTTTACAAATTTTATGAGTGGCAAAACACCTGCAACATTCTCTACTACCAACTTAAATGCTATCTATAATGGATGGAGTGCAAGTGGAGTTAAACCAAATATTGTTATAAGTTTTGGAGGTGCAAAATTTACAAATGCGGGTGGATTAGCAGGAAAAACATTATTATTAGCAGCACCAAACAATTGGACTATAACAGACGGAGGAGGAATATGAGCGAAATAAAATACCCTACAGAAACTACTTACTTTATAGCTTACACTGATACTAATATCTTTGGCTATGGAGCAGTAACACCTGAACAAGTTATGGATTCAGGGCAACCGTATCTATACACTACATTAAGTGAAGAGGAGTGGCTTTATGAGTTACTAACAAAGTTCAATACAATACCTGAGTAATAATTAAAAAGTAAATAAATGAAAAGTAACTATTTAGCAAGTTTATATTTTATTTCGGGTTACGCAACTTCGTTATTTATGATGTTTCAAGGTCAAGAATACTACATTGTTTTTGGTGGAATAACATTATTTTTTTATTTAACATTTACCTTAACTGAAGCTCTTGAAGAACTAGACTTATGAAAACACAACTATCCCTACTATTAATATCTATACAACAAGAACTATTGACACTTATATCTATATGCTTTGCATTCTTTATACCAATAAGTGGTATACTCATAATGATAGGAGTATTAATATGTATTGATACTTTTACAGGAATTTGGAAAGCAAATAAATTAGAAGAGAAAATAACTAGCAGAAAATTATCGTCTATTATTAGCAAGCTAGCACTTTATGAAGTTACGGTTATTATGTTCTTTTTAATAGACCAATTCATACTCAATGACATTATACTTACATTCTTTAGTGTACCATTTATGCTCACTAAAGTAGTAGCGTTGGTATTGGCAAGTATAGAGGTAATGTCTATTAATGAGAACTACAAAGTAGTAAAAGGTATAGACCTATGGCAGTCAATGAAGTTGTTGTTTGCAAGAGCAAAGGACATCAAAGACGACATAAATAAAATTAAATGACAACACAACAGGCAATAAAAAAATACGGCACAGCTAATGTAACAGGTTTAGGTTACTTAGTAAAAATTAAGTTGCCATATCCAATGCGTATTGCTTGGGACTTAGACAGCTCGGTAAATTCTATGATGTGCCATAAGTTAGTGGCGGATAATTTCACAGCGGTATTCAATGAACTACTATCTACCTATGGATACGATAAGATTAAGGAGTTAGGAATAGATTTATTTGGTGGATGCTTTAACTATAGGAAGATGAGGGGTGGAAATGCTTTGTCAATGCATTCATGGGGTATTGCCATTGACATTTCTCCATTAGCTAATGGATTAAAAACTCCTTTTAATAAAGCTTTGTTTTCAAAACCTGAGTATGCTAAGATGCATGAAATATTTGAAAAGCACGGCTTTATAAATTTAGGTAAAACTAAAGGATATGATGCAATGCATTGGGAAATATCAAAATAATCTCGTATCTTTGAGTATGATTGGAATATATAAAATAACATCACCATCTAACAAAATTTATGTCGGGTCTTCCATTAATATTGAGAAGAGAAAAAAGCACTATATAAATTTAGATTGTAAAGCGCAGAGAAAGCTTTATAATTCATTTGTTAAGTATGGTTATGATAACCATTTATTTGAAATACTTGAAGAATGTAGTGAAGTTGATTTATTTAGACGTGAAAACTACCACGGTATATTATTGAACGTAATGGACAAGGATATAGGGTTAAACTTGTCGCTTCCTGCATTAGGAGAGAAGAAAGCAATTATTTCTCAAGAAACTTTAGATAAAATGTCAAAATCGCAATCAGGAAATAAAAATGGCTTTTTTGGAAGAAAACATACAACAATGTCCCTAGAAAAAATGTCTAAAGCACATAAAAATAAAAGTCTTGAAACTTTGAATAAAATGAGAAATTCTCAATTAGGTAAAAAAGCATCCGAAGAAACAAGGCTCAATATGTCTTTAGCACAAAAAGGAAGAAAACATACTGATGTAACAAAATTACGGATGCGTGAAAATAATAAAAATATTAAAATTATTTTATGCTTACAAACAGGAATATTTTATCTTGGAACTGCGGAAGCTTCAGAATCAATAGATATGAACAGATACACGTTAAAAAATAAATTAAACGGAAGTAAACCAAATAATACAACATTCACTTATTGTTAATGCATTTTGAAATAAAAGAATAATGGCAAAAATAAAACTAGAAATAACAAAAAAGGTTAAGCCTAAAGTTAAGCGTACAAATATACACGCAAAAAGTAAAACTTCTCAATTGAAGTCAAGTAAAAATTATAAGAAACTTTATTCAAGACAAGGAAAATGAGAAATTTTTTAGCCGGCACAAAGACAGGAAAGTCAAAGACAGCGAAGTATTATCAAGAACATCCTGAAGCGAGAAAAAAGAAGGTGAAGTATGATATGAAGTATCATGACACTGAAGAGCGTAGAAAATACCGAAGAGATTTAGAACGTACTAATAGAAAAAATGGTACAAGTGGCAACCACGATGGTATCGACAATGCGCATGTTTCTAAAAACAAAACAGTACCTCAATCACAAGCTAAGAACAGAAGTGATAAATCAAATAATTTTTTTAAAAAATAAAATATGTTTAGAGTATTACTACTATTATTTGTGTTGTATGGTTGCTCTGCGCAGTACCATTTAAACAAAGCCATTAAGAAAGGATATACATGCGAACAGACAGGAGATACTATTCGTATTACAACGTTAGATTCCATCCCTGTTGTCATAAATGACACAATAGTGTGGGAGAAGTTTATAACTACTAAAGACACCATTATTAAATACAATACCGTCTATGTTCCTAAGACTAGACTAGAGAAAAGAATAGAGTACAAGTTAAAGGTTAAAACTATATACAAAGACAGGATAGTTGAGAAGTCTCAATCTAAGGCAGAAGGTAAAAAGAATCAACCAAAAAAGAATTTCTTTTGGCTTGGAGTTTTAGTCGGAG